CGCGGAGTACCCGGTAAAGCGAAAGGGATCGGTAACGGTCACCGGCGGCGTTGAGCATCGCGAACCGGATAAGACCTTCACGGCGATCGGCGTGCGTACTGACTATAAACCCGGTGAAATTGACGGCACGGTCATCATAAACGGCGATACGCGCATTGTGTTTACCGCTGATACCGAGCTGCGCGCCGGTGACATGGTGGACGTGGATGGCAAATGGTACCGCATTGAAAAGCCCAACCCGGTAAAGCCTGGCAAACTGCTGCTGTGCTACCGCGCTCAGCTGAGGGCATAACATGGCAGACAACCAGGCGTTTATGGTGTCCATTAATGCGTTCGTCAGCCAGGCAAAGGAGCGACAGAAGGAAGTGGTGCGCGTGGTCGGCATCAAAATCCTGGCGCGGCTGGTGCAGATGTCGCCTGTAGGCAATCCCGAGCTGTGGGCGGTCAACCAGACGGCGGCGGCCTATAACGCGGCGGTCACCGAGCATAACAGTCTGCTGCGGCAGAACCCGGACAACCTGACGAAAGCAGGGCGGCTGCGGCCGGGTCGTAAGGTTAACGACAGCATGGACCTCAAAGCGCCGCCGGGTTATACGGGCGGGAGGTTCAAAGGTAACTGGCAGGTGTCGTTTGACCAGCGGGCAGGCGGCGAGACAGGACGCATCGACAAGGCCGGGCATGAGACGATCGCCGCAGGTAATCTGGTGCTGGAGCAGTTCAAAGTCGGGACCACGGCGGTCTATTTCTGTAACAACGTCCCGTACGCCTACCCGCTAGAGATGGGGCATTCGAGCCAGGCCCCCGGCGGCATGGTGCGCATCACCGCCGCCGAGTTCCAGCGGTACTTCAGCGAGGCAGTCAGCGAGGTTAAAAATGATACCGGACATCACAACGGCGCTTGAGGCCATACTGGGTCTGTGGGCAGACGGCGAGGGCGTGCCGGTGGCGTGGGATAACATTCAGTTCGACCCGCCAGGCGACGGGCTGTATCTGATTTCCCATGACATGCCCGCACAGCCGTACAGCATTGATATGGCGGGTGGCTGCC